GGCACCAAACGTATGCATGTTTCTGCGCGTTGATAAAACCTTCAATGAGTTGAGCCGTGGCTTTACCCACAGTAGGCGCCTCATCTAATGCGCTGGCAGGCACTACGATACCGTGGAACAGCATTTCGCCATCGAATGTTCGTGACCGTGGGACATCACGACCCCATGCTTTCCAACCGCCCAGTGACTTCGCACGACTGTCATAGTCATCACGACCAGCCGTAACCAGAGCAGACCAACCATCTTGTGACAATGACTCAGTTAGTTTGTCGCACCAATGATTGATGTCTGCGTCGTCATCCATACGCTTATGCGCCAAGAACCAGTTTGCTGTGCTCATTGTTTTTCCTTTTCAGCGATAAGCCCGTCAAGAACACGCTCAAGCGTAGTAAGTTCGACGAGGTTTAGTTTTTTTAGCCTTTTGTTTATTCTGAAGCGCACAGCAGATGGGGCCAATAAACTTTTCTGCTCACCTACTTCGTCTTCTGGTGTGATCTCCCACACGATTGCTGACTTACCGCTTTCAGTGGGACGGCGTTTACCAGAGTTTCGCACCAAGCCTTCGTTACGCAAAGCATAACGAGCGGGTCGAGATGATCTTGACCGTTCTGTACCCATGATACGTTCAAGTTCTTCATCCGTAGCACCGTCCTCCAGTTCAGACAGCAACTCAAGAATCAACCGTTTGATCTCGTAGCTGGTTTCTTTCGACGATTCCCATGCCTCAAGTGAGGTTTGTTTGTACCCGGAAGATTGATCTGCTTCGCTCATGTGTTCTCCTAAATGTCCTTTAGTGTTCTGCCCACGTCACCTTCGGCGGTCATCACGACCTCCCAACCAGGGATGCTGACTGTCATGCACTCTTCAAGTACACGACGGGCCTTCTCAATCTCAGGTGGTAGTGGGTTGTTCTTGCGTTCTTTGGGATGCGGTGGCTTCCACAACGGGTCGAAGCCATCAGGCAGCGGTATCTCTACTGCAATAGAGTCGTGGCATTGGTGAATCATGCCGGTGCCTTTGCCCGCAAACTCATGCGGAAAGGCGTCCTGTACTGCGATCTCAGCCAGCCGCATGATACTGGACTCAGCCGCAAGGATGGGGAAGTTCACCACTTCGTTCAGCTTGCCGTCGCCCAAGGGACCACTGCGCCTACCCATGACGGGTTCTTCCATCCAGCCCTGGTGTTTATACATCAACATCATACGATCCCATGACTCAGCCCACTCGGGCTCAGACTTCATCCACGCATCGTGCATCAGTCGTACTTCTCTCAAAGTCATACCGACATAGGGCAAACGACCGTCACCTGTTTCAGTGCTGGTGATTACCTGCCAAGCTGTAGCAGGGTTAGCACCGTAGATAGACGCGTACCGCAGTGTCTTGCACACATCGCGCATGTCCTTGGCTTCGCCTCCCTCCGGTTTGTTATACAGCGAGAAGCCATCGGAACCCCAGCCAGAAGCTGTCTTGAACTTGTCCCCAAAAGTAGCGTATGCAAGTGTGTTGTGTGGGTCCTTGCCCTCTTCAAAGCACTCAAGCAAAAGCGGTATTTGCCAGTAACAAGCTGTGATTCTTAGGTGTGCTTGGTCAAGGTCAGCACCAATAAGTACGCGCCCCGGTTCAGCAGCAAAGATAGCCTTGAGCCTGCCTTGCCCCTTCCGACTGCCTTGGTTCTGTAAGTTGGGCCCAGAACTACTGAGCCTACCTACACTGGTCACATGCGCGTTCCACGTTGAGCGTACACGCCCGTCTTCATGCACCACACCTTTCTTTACATCAATGTCTCGTCGGTTGAGTGGGATGAGTGTCGTGCCCAGGATTTTATTCTTCTCGCGACGATACAGCCGCAGTTCTCGGATGAACTCGGTTTGTGATTCGTCCAGCTTACCGCTGGCCAAGTGCCCGCGAAGCACAGCATCGCCGGTACTGGGTAAGCCTGACTCAGTATAAAAGTCTTTGGCGTCCATCTGTGGCGGGATGCTCAGACCCCACTTGCCATAGAGCAGATCCCTGATTTGCGCTGCACTGCCAGGGTTTACCTTGTCGTCTGCGTTGATAGCGGACTCGCTTATGTCTTTACCACTTACCTGCTTGATAAGGTTACGCAGCTTCTTAAACCTACGGCGCACACTCAGTTGGTACTCTGTTTCAAGGCTGGCCCGTAGCTTCTGGTCTACCCACACACCATTCTTGTGCATGTTGACGCACATATCTTGTGTCGCATGGTCTACTTCGTTGAGGTTCCATGCACGATGGTCTTGCCATCCGGCAGGTACAATATCCTTTCGTATTGCGCGAAACGCGCCTGACTCAGTAGAGCAATCGATAAGCGGTACTGTGATCCGTGCGTTGACTACTGCGTCCACGATGTTGTACCGCAACAGTTCATCGTCATCCTCAGAGCCTGTGCTGATCTTCGTACCTTTCTCGGTAGTCTCCCAGCGTTCAACGTCAGTGAGGATGGAGCCTACGGTCTTGAGACTCTTGGGTAGGTCTGGTGCCCTGAATCGTGCATGGAACAGCGTATCTACTAACGGTGCGGGAGTAACGCCCAAGTGATTCTCGACGACCATGCGATCGTAATACCCGGCATTGTGACCCACCCACACACGTCCATCTGTGAAGACGCGACGTAAGATGTCTTTGATTCGCCATTCGTCTTCGGGGAGGTAGAAGTGAGCGCGCCCATCTACTGATAGCAACCCCACCCCCACAGCCCTACTGACTTGTGCGTAGGTTCCGCGTGCTGCCTTACCTCTGTAGTCAAGGTCGGGTGTAGCGATGGCGATGGTACGTAGTCCGCACTCCATGGCTTCGATGCCATCTGTCTCAACGTCATAGGCCCAAAAGGGTGCAGGTTGAGCCAACCACTGTTCCAGTTGGCATGGTGTCGGTCGCCACAGGATCTCGGGTTCTTCCCAGTTCAATCGGTCTTCGAAGTATCGAAACGCTTTGCCGAGGTCTGATAGGAACACGCTACGCCAACCAGGGGACCGGATAATAAACGACGGGTGTAGCATCGGCATGACCTTTCGGTCAGGTTCTTCGTTCGTGACATACCATGTGTCGTCAATGCCGATGGGCCCACCACGGGTAGCATGAATACTCTGTGTTCTACCCGTCAATGCAGACGTAGCGATCTTGCCCAACGTGATGATGTTTTTGTACTTTGATACGAGGTTGAGCAATGCGGGACGGCAGCACTCTACGGGTGATGCCCACGGGTCCATACCCTTTTTGACCCGGCTCTTATTCTCTTGGTCGATACGCTTGGTCATACGTATGAAAGCGCCAGATGGTTGACCTGGAGGCTGACATAGGAAAGTGTGCGTTAGGTCTACGTCAGGACGACGCTTACACGTAGCAGCTAAGCCTGCGTTCCATTCGTTGCCGCTGCGACCTACCAAGGGTCTGCCAAAGCGAGTCTCCTCTGTGCCCGGTGACTCTGCGACAGCAAGTACAGTTGCGCCGTCGTGAATCTCTGCGGGTACCGGAGCCCACTCATCTTCTCGAATGAATCCATTGGGTCCAAGAGGACATTCGTTACACCGTGCGCCTTTGCAGCGAGGGTCGAAGTCATGGACGGGATATTCAGTCATTCGTGTGGTAGACTCATTTGCTGGCCCTTAAAGAAAAAGGGCCACCACACCAAGGACCTGTAAGGTGTGGTGACCCGGCTCAAGATTGCCCCGAGCCTTTAGCTTACGATGCTTTGTGCAGCCGATGGCGGCGGCGGCAACGTAGCGTGTCCTGTGGGTGCTCCGTTAACGGGAGCAGCTACAGGGTTTGGTGCAGCAGTTGTAGTTACTGCGGGTGCAGCCGTGGCGGTAACAACCTTAGTACCTGCCGCGATTGCTGAATCGTACTGAGCCTTGGTCTTCCAAGAGAACTTGTTGTACGATCCTTGAACACCAGACTGTCCTGGTGTGAACTCAACGTATGCCTTGCGGCCACCGTTAAGCTGAGTCAAGAACCACTCGTCTGTGATTGCTTGAGCAGTCTCAATGTCTTGGCCTGTGTAGCCCAATGACATGAGGATACCCTTGGTCGCTGCAAGCTGACCGCGAACTTGGTTTTCCTTGAGACCGGGCAAAGGGTTGCCGTTGTCATCGAAGGGGAAGTTCATGAAGTCAAAGCACTTATAACCGTTGTCAAACGTCATGTAGAGACGACGCTTGCCAGGGCGGTTGTTTGGGTTCGCAAGTTCAACCAAGCTGACTTCGTAGTAGCCAGCGTCAGGTGCCTTTGCGCCAAGAGCAGAAATGCCGTTGAAGGCGTTACCGGGGATATTGATGGACATATTTTCTCCAAGTTTGGTTATGAAAGCGAGTCAAAGCGACTCAGGGTTATCGAACAGGCGGGGGCGGCGGCAGTGAAGAAGATTCACTGACACGACTCTCCGCTGAGTCGAAATCGAACAGGCCCTTTTGTTGTTGTGCACGAAGCACTCCCCGAGCAATACCATCCTGGCAAGCCCAACGCAAGTGAACTTGCGCGTATTGGTTGTGCTTTTTCATGACCTCTGCGGCCACGTCGCGCGAACTGCGACCTAAAATAATCTGTGATGCGACTTCTTCAGCCACCTCATCTTGCCACTCAAGACCGGGGAATCGGTCAAGTTTGTATCCACTGGCAGATGCGTTCATAATCTCACGCAAGTTACCAGGAGTCTTCTCTGTGCAGACACCAGTACGATCACCAGTCACCCACTCTGAATCCGTTGGGTCACAGTAGTACACGCTGGGGAACCAAGGGTCAGGGTAGGTAGGGTCCACCATACTCCGCACGTTGATGTCACACCATGACGGCAGAGTCTCTGTCTGATTGCGACTCGGTACGTCAGGACCACCAGGACAGAACACACCGTCGTGATTAGAGCCTGGAGGCCGTTCGTGGAATGTCATGGCAAGGTGTACGCCCAGGTGACGCGAGAGTCCCGCCAGTTGGAGCAAGTGACTGTTCAACTGCTGGTACTGAAAGAACCTGTCCTTGCGACCACTACGGCCTGTAGGTGCCTCTTCTGCCCACGCCAGCATGGAAAGCTTACAGATATGGCTGGCGTCGTCGATGATAAGTGCGCCGTAAGGCTTGAGCGTTTCGGGGTTGGCGCTCAGTTCCTCTAACATCCGAACCAACTCAGGTAGTGTCTGTGGTGGGTTTGGATGAATCGCTGGCTGGATACCAAGTTCGTTGTTTGCCACCAACGCAATCGCAGAGGGTACACCAATGAATAATCCATTAGGGAACGCTGCAATCGCATCGCTGGTCTTTTTCTTTTTGGGTTTTCCGTAGACGCACACCATTACTGTTGGTGGTGCGTGATCTTGTCCATTGTGCATGTTTGCTCCGAAGGCTCAGGGTTTTTTGTGTTTGGCTTCTACGCTGGACTCTCCGTAGAAACACAGCTTGATACCTGCACAGGCGCCGTAGCGACCGACGCAGGTAGTTTCGTGTTGGGCTTTTGGCCAAGCCCAATGGTCTTTCTTGTCAACGTCCAAGCGAGCAAGGTTGTGCTCCGCTTGCCACAACATCTCAGCAAAGTGCGCGTCTCTGTGAGGTGTCATGGGTACCATGGGTCGTGCGACCCGCCAAGGATCGGTTGTCTGAATGAGATTCAGTGCAACTCCACCAAAGTTATCAGGCCATACTTGTCGGCCCATAATGCGAAAGGCAGCGAATCCGCCGTCGATTGCATATCCATCTACTGATTTGTTTGGCTCTACTCGCGCCTGGTGCTTGTGATCCCACACGTAGACTCGACCGCTGCGGTCCTGGGTCACAAGGTCAAGCCGTCGAGTGAGTTCGATAGCGTTACCGTGATTGGGGTGACCGACACAGTTCAACGGTGTGGGGTGTATGATGCCGCCGTCGATGGCTTTAATCTTCGCAGCTTTCGGGTGGTAGCTAACGTCGTCAGGATGCACAACCCATAGGCTCCACAGTCCATCCTTCATACCAAGTACCGCCGTGATGGGGTACTCGACTGCAACAACCTTACCGGGTGATTCAGGGTAGGTAGCGAGGTAGCGACGGAATGTTTCTTTCATCCGAGGGATATGCTGTTCGCCGTCACCATTGACGCGCACCCACTCTTCAACAGCCTCTTCAGGGTCAAGTAGTAGTGACGCATCATCCATGTGATAGTCGTCAACAAGTACGCCACCTTGCTCGCAACCCCAAATGGCGTGCTGGTGCGCCTGCATGACATGACCCATTGACCCGCGAGTCAGTGCGTCTGCCGGGATTAGCTGTAGGTCCAGGCGGTTCTGGTACGCAAATAGCTGCGGGCACTTATAGAACGTACCGATTCGGCTCCAGCCACTACGGCTTCTACCTGCATCAATGAGTATCTTCTGCGTCATTAGGACCCCAACTTTGAGATTATTGAGTCAATCAGTGACCCTTTGTCTTCCAGACCCAGTAGCTTATTGTCCAGGCCCTTGAGTTCGTCGGCGTGTAGAAAAGACTCAATCGGACCAAACTTGTCCGTTAATATCTCCACCACACGCTCGTCATAGGTGTTCGATGCGACGATGACCTTAAGCAAAGTGGCGCGTCCACCAAGTCGGTCGAACCGTCCCTTCCATTGCATGAAGTCACCAGGCTTCCAGGGCAGCATGGCAAAGATGGCGAGGTCTGTAGTCTGCATCCCGTCTACACCGGTACCGATGCTCTGTCCTGTAGCGACGATGCAGCACGGTCCATCGGAGTCCCTGAACGCATCGACAATGACATCGCGCTCGCTCTCAGGTACGCCACCGTGAATCATCCATACAGGTACGTCACGTTGGGCTTCATCACCACGATTGACTTCGCGTTGGATGGTATCGGACCATGCTTCTGTCTCGCGCCTGCGAGCAGTAAACACGACAACCTTACCCCCACCCTTCAAACCTTCGAGCACTTCACCTGTAATGTACTTACGCTTACGGCT